GTGTATAAGCTGGTATTCAAGAGCCATAAACCAAACGCAGAAGCCTTCACGGACTGGATCGCAGATGAAGTTCTTCCAACACTTCGCAAGACCGGTTCGTATGAGATGTCAAAGCAAGACAAGTCCAAGAAGGAAAAATTGCCGTCTGTAAACATGATGGTGAAGAATGTCAAAGCTGCGTTACATGATGCCGGAGTGGATTCTAAGTACATAGCGGCAGAAGTAATGAGGATTTATTCTGAGTCAGGTTATCCCGTTAATGCTCCAGTAATCTCAGACGAACCAAAATTGTGGGACTGCACAGGTATTGCCAAAGAGTTAGGTATTTTTTCCGAGTCTGGCAGACCTCATGATAAG